CAATACAACACAAGGAGATAATATGACAATTCAACAATTCATTTCAACTTTAAACGCATCTTACAATGACTACCTCAACTCCTTTGAAGGCCACACACCGGCAAGCAAAGAAGAATATATCAAAGAACTCCTTTCACGGATCGGTGAAGGTGTATATGATGAAGCACAAGACTTGGCACTGGAACACACAGAAAACCAAGACGCTCAATAAATGTAACTGCGATAGGCAAAGGATATAATATACACAGGCAAACCAAGGAGGCCATATGTTAGTAGGAAAAACTATTATTATCACACAACACTTTAATTCAACAACCCAGACAAACACTTATCAACACCGCATTGATGAAGCTAATGTAGTCAACTGGGGATATGATGAAGACAAAGAACAAGCATATCTCACATACGAAATATTCTATGATGAGAACGGATATGACCAAGTCTTTGTATACGAAGATGATACAATGGAAGTATTCCAACCCCCTCACTACAACCACACACTGACTGCAGAATTGGTATAACAACCGGTTGCGAGTGTTTAGAAGGGTCGGCTTGTCCGACCCTTTCTTTTACCCGTCATTCATCTCATTATCTATCATCGCGTCTATCACATCAAGGTTACTACATTAACCGAGCGACCGATCGAATTTACAAGCAAAAACGCGATGGACCAGGATAAAGACCAAGCGAGTCTACATTTTGAATAGCCATTCATTTATTATCTGTGATAACCTATTATGAATTACCATTCATTTTTATCTTACCACAGAACACATCAGTCTACGAGTAGATACCGTATATCTATCATACCCTGTATCAGTATCATTGTATAACTTATCTAAGAAAAGATATTTTATTTCTTTTGCTTTTATTTGTGTAAGTTTGAAAATAACTTGATATAATATAAATGCCTAATAAAAAAGGCAAATTCAACTAATACATTCAAATGAGGTAGATAAAAGTGTTTGAAACAAAAGTCAATACAAATGACCATTATATCCAGGAAATGGAAGGTCAAATAATAGAATTAAGGTCTAAGTTAAGGAATATCAGGGGTTTGATAGTCGAGCGGTATAGACAAGCATATCCAGAAGAAGTTGAGTCTATTGATGATATTGAATATTCAATTGAAATGATAGATGTTTTGATAGATGGTTGTATCCACTCATATGATATTGATGACCCTGCTTATAAGGTCTATTTCAATGATAATGGTATCTGGATAATGGAACATGCATAACTAGAATTTAATATCACCTCTCTTACAATAAAAAAAAAGAGAAGGTGATACCACTTTCTTTTGTAAATAGTATCCGCTCTGTGATATAATATATCTACAGATAGGCCTACTAGTATCTGTGTTATGGATAGGGTAGGTCCCTAATGCGCTGGTCGCTAGTAGTAGATAGCATAGTCCGAATATACACCCGAAAAAAATTGTCATAAAAAAATACTCCTAGGCAGAAAAGCGATATATATAATAATACAATATTCTTAGAATATTTACATATACTTTTTAAATAAACAAGATATATATATAAGTGGCAGAGGCAGAGCATGGTATATATGGCAAGATGGACAAAGATGGATAAGAGCGATAGGCGTTTCTATAGAAAACACTGGACAACCGGCGATCCGCAACTCTTCGACTGGGTAGCAACACAGAATGGATATGTGTACAACCCCTTTGAAGAAGAAGATGAGGAGAAGCGTGAGAGGCGGTGGGACAGGATGGACCAATTGGCTCATGCGTTGACGAGGTTAAAACCTGTGTTACGCGAAACGGTTGAGTGGTATTATTATGAGGGCAAAACATTTCAGTGGATTGCAGACCAACATGGTGTTGCTGTATCCACTAGTTATAAACGCCTCAATCGCGCAGTGGAAAAATTGCGTGCATATATAGAGGAGGGTAGTTCTGATGAATGATAAGACAAAAAAGGCTATTGCTAGAAAAAGTTTAAATTACAAGGCTGGACTGAAAAAGGCTATACATGCAGGTGACCTAGAGGGCGTCATCAAAAGTGTGATGCTTCTTGCAGTAAAGAATAATGATGAGAATGACTGGAAGATGTCACCTCGTACCTTTATGGAATTGTGTCAGGTGTTGATAAAGTATCGTGAGACATTTGGTTCTGATGAAGGGTTTGCTGATATCTTGCAAGTGTTAGAAGGCGGACAAGACTAGTATTATCAAATATAACAAAGCACATCCAGAGGAGGTAGAAAGGTGGATACACGCGATGAATTATTAAAAATGACCAAAGACGAATTAGTGCAACTGTTTTTAATTTTAGAGTTACAAAGCCCAGGTTTTGAAAAGGTGCTATATGATGCGCTCTTTATGATAAGGAGGCAAAGCCGTTGAAGATACCTGCGCCGCTTTTACAGAAACTAAGAGAAGAGCCACGAGACTTTTTTAAATTTTTAAAAGTATTTGATAAGTCCAAAAACAAGCTTGTGCCTTTTGTTCTCAATGATGAACAAGAAATATTACTCGATGCACTGATGACACATAAACGCATTGTCGTTTGCAAAGCCCGTCAAATAGGCTGCTCTACACTCATCAGGGCATATTTTTTATGGAAATGCTATGTCCAACAAGAACCTACAAGACACGCGATCATTAGCTACACCCGAGACAGTGCAGACCACTTGCATTCCATCGACAAAAGCTTCTACTTCTCAATGCCTAAACCACTCCAGCGAAAACTTAAAAAGCAGAGTGCACGAACTCTTCAGTTCTCCGACACAGGTGCAGAACTTCGAAGCTTTACCGGTGGAGGTAAGGGAGGAGCAACTCGCTCTTTTACTTTTAGTTCGGCTCATATCAGTGAATTTGCATTCTTTGATAACCAAGATGAACTCCTTGCAAACACAATTGCGTCAGTTGGTGAAGGACAAGTCATTATAGAAACAACCACCAATGGACCGGGTGACGCTTATCATCGTTTGTGTATGGCAGCACCCCGTAACAATTGGCATATCTGTTTCTTCCCATGGTACAAGCATGTCTTATATAAAAAGAAAAGTATGTTTGGTCAGAATGGTGTACCTCCTATGACTGAAGAAGAGGTCCATTTGATGCAAGAGCTGGGTTTGCAAAAGCAGCAGATGTACTGGCGTCGTACACAAATTTCGACAATGGGTATAGAAAAATTTAAACGAGAGTTTCCTACCACCATTGATGAAGCCTTTATGACCACAAGCAATGTCTACTTTCCTACAGATATTCTTGATAACATTGATATTCTTGACTTGGGTGGTGATGATAAGTGGTATTGTGAGCCGGCACCAGGCGATCGGTTCGCTATGGGTGTTGATGTGGCACATGGTGGAGGTAATGACTACTCAGCTATTACAGTGGTGTCAGCAACGACCTTGCAACCGGTTTACCATTATCGTAGTAATAAAATAGCACCAGCAGAATTTGCAGATAAAATATGGGATATTTACTGGGAGTTCAATGAGCCGTATACTATCATAGAAGCTAATGGTCCTGGTTCACTAGTCCTATATCGGTGTAAAGAATTTGGTATGCGTAACCTTTACAAAACCAAAACTGGTAAGGACTGGAATACACGAAAGGAAAATAAAATGGCTATTTATGACCATGTGCGTGAATTAATGTGTGAGGGGCATATTAACTTGCTCGAAAGCACATTGTGGTCAGAATTAAGGAATACAATATGCAACGACGGTGGTGCACCATCACATCCCAAAGGCGGAACAGACGATATGGTTATCAGTTATTGTCTCGCACAATGGGGAGCAAAGATAAAACCAGCACCTTCCTTATACGAGGTGCGAAAACAATTAATGGAAGACTTCATTGGAAAAACAAAGGCGCGTCGTATCAGAGCACGCGGCCCATTACCTTTTAGAAGACGAGGACAATAATGGCTTACAATATTAAACCAAAAGATGTAAAAAGAATTTTAGAGATACACGATCGCTATTGGGATGAAATGCAAAGAGAGATGTGGCAATACAAGTCCGCATATGAAACTGACTTCTGGGATAAGGAACAACTAGATAGCGATATGCAAATTCTAGTACAAACCTCAGATGCTTATGGCTATATTGAAAGTTATATTGCATCTCTGTTCTCTCGCAACCCAGGTGTCGTATTTAAACAATCAGTTAGAGGTGTAGGTGACAGCCGTAAAGCACAAACCCTTGCAAATGACTTCTTGGTGAAACACAGAAGTACGATAGAGGACGCTTCTCGTCTTGCATTAATTTACCCTATGGCATTTATGAAAATGCTTCCAATTGATTCTGAGGACATTTATAAGCGTATGGATATGATGGCGGTCAATTGTTGGGATGTTATCCTTGATAGAGATGCCAAGCGATTGCAAGACCAGCGATATATGGGACATCGATACTACATACCTCTACATGAAGCAAAAGCAAAATTTGGTAACAAAGAATACGAACCGGTTGAAAAGAAAGACTACTTCACCAAGTACATGAACCAAGCAGACGATTCAATGAAGTCTTATTCAGGTACTGATGAGATGTTTCGTTATATTGAAATAATAGAATTTTATGACCTGGTGAACGATCAGATATACTTTTACACACCAAACTGGGCAATGGGTGAAAAATTCTTGGACAAAGAAATGATACCTTTCAGAGATAATGAAAACAAACCAGTTGTGCCAATCGTACCTTTTTATTTTAATAGAAAGCCTGACTGTCCTATTGAAGGATATTCAGCAATGAAACGAATATATGACCAGATATATGAAACAAATTTAATTAGAACCTTTCAGGCTAATGGTGTTCGCAAAGCATCTCGTCAATATATTGTAAAGCGAGGTACCTTTGATGAAGAAAGTATGGCACAAGTTACATCAGGTATTGATGGACTGTTTATTGAGGTTGATGATGATGACCTTAATGGTGCTATTCGTACTTTACCTCAGAACCCCACACCCCCCGAACTCGAACAATACTACCAACAAGTGCAAAGGGACAAAGACAAAGGGTCAATCTTAGCACCATTTACAAGAGGTGAAAGTACTCGTTCTTCAGCAACAGAAATAGCCGCACTTGCTGCCTATTCATCGTCAGAGGTAGGTAGACTGGCAAGAGAACGAGATGCAACCATTGAAGAGTTGGCTCGTATTTATATTTTTATGTTGGCAATGTACATGGAAGAAGACAACACCCGTGACGTTGTAGTAATTGACAACCGTGATGAGGTGGTTAAAGCAAGCGACTTGAGAGGTGACTTCCAAGTATTTGCTCAGGACCAAGCAAGCACACCGATCAGTGAAAGTGTGAGAAAGCGTGAATTTATCCAGTCAATACCAACATTACAAGGTTTAGGTGTACCTGCTTCAACCCTTCTCGCTGAGATGGTAAGAGCTCTTGGTCTACCTGAAAGCTTTATTGAGGAAGCCAATCAGGCTGCTCAAGCCCAAATATCAGCAGCAAAAGCAAAAGCATCGGGTGCTGCAATTCAACCTGACGCTGTAGAACTACAACAAGGAATGCAACCGACAGGACCAAATAATTTACAAGCAATTCTTAACACCGGAGAGGGATAATGGAAGAAATGAGAAACAAAATGGACCAAGACGCATTGATGGATGAAGATATGCTGAAGTCTAAATTAATGATGAAAGCAAAGGAAATGGACGCTATGGAAGAAGAAGCACTTTCAGGTTTAAGTGGTGACTTTTCTGTTAACGGACTTAACCGTTTGGTAGATGCACTCAATCAAGCAAACCGTGTATTTAAAGCACCAACATATCCGCGTTTCAAGTCAGCACCTGAGGTTTTACCACCTGAGTTCTTGCGTAACTTAGAAATGGTAAATGCAGCTGTGACAGATGCAGGTTTGGATGACTACAAATTCGACCTATCAGGTGTCGAAAATGATACTGACCTTAAAATGATCGCAGGTAAAATTGACGCTGCATCACAGGACAAAAGTTTTAAAGCTTTTCTTAACAAACCTCAAGGAATGGGTGATATTCAAGCTGAAATGGATATGCCTGTTCAAGAGATGTCAGGAGAGGCAATATCAGTAAGTACGGTCGACCCTTCAAAAGGGGAAGACGAAGAAGAATTATTTATGGCTCGCATGAAAGCATAACAATATAGGAGGCAAACATGAGCGAAGAAGTCAACAACCCCACCGCAGTGGAAGTAGAAAGTGCTGGGACTGACATCGAAACTACAAGTGAAACAGTAGAGACGACAGAAAGTACTAGTAAACATAAGTCGTATCAAGGACGAGACCGAGTAGGTGAAGCCCTTGATAAAGCAAAAGCAGAGGCAATACCGGAAGAAATGTCATTGGAAACATTGACTGAAGTAGAAGGTTTAGATGAAGGTGGCCACAAAGGTATCAATTATAATAAGGTAGTTTCAGAATTACCTGATGATGCCCGTGCATTGCTTAGCAACATTCGTGCAGACTACACTCGTAAGACACAAGAATTGGCAGAACAACGCCGACAACTTGAGTACTTACAACAAAGTCTAATGAAAGGTGCTGATGCTATAGCACAGAATACACCTGGTGAAACTGTAGAGCTTGACCCTTATGATACACAGTCTTTCGAGACTCGAATACAACAAGAGGTCGCAGCAAGACTGCAAGAAATGATGCAGCCTATGAGAGAAGAGCAACATCGTTTAAACAAACGAGCTCAACTCGATAAATTTAAGTCAGAAAACCCTGACTTAATGGACTACAAAAAAGAAATTGCAGATATGTTGAAGTCGAATGAAAATATTTCACTTGAGGATGCTTATCACATTGTTAAAGGTCGATCACTCACAGAACAAAACCGTCAACTCAAAGAAGAGTTATCAAACCGGACTAGTAGAATGAGAGAGGTAGGTCTTAAGCTTTCGCAAGGTTCAACAGCTAGAGATATTAAGAAGGTTCCTAAACATCTTAAGAAAGGTCATGAGATATATGCATGGCTAAAAGCACAAAAAGGTGGATAAAAAGGAAAAAAAACCGTATTTAATGACAAGCCCCTTTCACGCATCACGAGAGGACAAGCTGCAGAAACTCCTTCGGGAACAATTCAGATGCAAACAAACAAACAATATTATGACAACAAGACAAAAAATTATAGCGGAGGAATATTATGGCTATATCAAATGATGTACTCTCATCGACTCTCCGTATTCTTTTGGACGAAGAGGTTGACCAGCTTTATCAAGCAACACCTCTTTTAGACAAGATGCGTGAGCGTGGCGGAGTCGTAACTTATGACGGTGGACAAAAATTAAATGTACCACTTATTCTTGAAGAACATTCTTCAATCACTCAATTGGACAGCGGATATGAACCTGTTAATTTGGCAGTAAAAGATGCTTTGCGTCAAGCTGAATTTAACTGGTGCGACTTTGTAGCTCCAATTGTTATCACTCGTTCGGAAGAACTTTCAAACAAAGGCGAACGCGCTATCATCGATATCGCTGAAGCTCGTATGAAGTCTGTAATGGGTGCACTTAAACGAGAAGTAGAAAAGCAAATTCTTGCTAACGCTTCTTCAATCCTTAGTAACCTTAATACATTCAACGGAATGGACGATGCTGTTGCTGGTGGGGCTGATGGTGGTGGTTCAACTACCGGTTTCTTCGAAAACCGTGCATTTGGTTCTCAAACAGCAGGTACTGTTGGTGGACTTGCTAAGTCGACCTTCTCTCGTTTGCAAAACCAATATGGAACTGCAGGTAACTCTTTGGCAATTTCAGATATGACAGACCTTTACATTAACTGTCAATTGAATACTCCAGACGGATCAGCTCCAGACCTTATCATCTGTTCTCCTCAGTTTTACAAGGCTTATAAACAGTTATTGTTCAACCAGGAACGATACATCGATGAAAAGGTTCTTGATGGTGGACGACTTGCATTAGCATTTAATGGTGCAATGGTTGTTGCTACTCCATTCCTTGGTTCAGATGTACAAAACCCAAGTGCAACACCTACTGGTGACTGTATTATTTCTGCTTACTTCCTAAATACTCGTTACATGAAGCTTGGTTTCGACTCAGCCGCTCAGTTCGAAATGGATGACTTTGAACATGTTTCTGGTTATGCTTCTCGATCAGCGAATGTTTATACTCGTATGCAGGTTTACTTCGAACATTTAGCGTCACAAGGTATCCTTGTAGATGCGGAAACAGCTGCAAGCTAATAGGGGGATATCATGGCTACAAGTACATTAATTCAAAAATTATTCGCTTCTGATGAAAGTGGAGTTGGTGAAGACTCAGTTAAAGTCTCAAACAGACAAGAGTTGGAAACATTCTTTGCTTCTGAATCAATCACTGATGGTGACCTCGTTTGTCTCGACATTAGTAAAACTTCCGATGGTGACAAGATGTCATATGTCAAGAAGTTGAAAACTGATGCTGGGGTAACCGCTGTTGCAATCGGTATTGCTGACCAATCAGTTGACTCAGGTGCACAAGTTCGTGTTGTTATCAAAGGTTTTAAAGCCTCTGCTAACATCGCTACAGGTGCTGCTATTGGTGAACGCTTTGTTGGTACAAGTACCGCAGGTCGTGGAGATGTTTTGGCTAACACCTCAACAATTCCTGCTCTTGGGTATGTTGTGACAACTGCGTCTGCTAATGCTGCTGATGTAATTGTTCTTAAGCAATTCTAGTTTCATTTAACTCGAATAAGTGAATATAATTTGGCCCGCCCTTTCCGGGCGGGCCTTTATTTTAAACAGAGGCAGAGATGAACTTGAAAGAAATGCGCGACATGGTCGCAAACATCATTGACTACAATCCGGATGTGACAGCATATAATAATGAAATTAATAATATCATCAATGAAGTTTATCTAAACTTCTTTATGACACAACCTTGGACTTTTGCACAAAAAAGTCTAGACACATACACATTACCTGATGTAACACAAACAGACCTTACAATTACACCAAACGCAGGTAACGCATTTCTACAAAATATGATAGAAGGTGTAGATAATGCAACAGGAATAGGTCAAGTTTTTAATTCCGGTCAAATGTCGCATGAAGGAAGCATCCTTAAAATTACAGACACAACCACAGCCGCTAACAGCGGTATTTATGTGATCGACAAAATTGATAACGGAAACTCACAACTACATGTTAGCAAGATGAGCTACAACAAACAATTTGCAAACTGGGCAGGTCCAGCAGGTGCAACTACCATTACCGGTCAGGCATTGCAAAGATATTTAATGTTGCCAAAAGACTGCGCTCAAATTCTTTCTGTAGGTATCAGAAACCTTGACGAAGCAGGAAGCGGTCTTGGTAATGCACTAGGACATATATTTAATTTGACGCGTGTTAGTGAAGAACAAGCGAATTACAGGTACGACATCACTGGAACACCTACAATGTGGTTTGCATACGATCGTGAACCAAGCGGTTACCAAGATGTGACACATTTCATACCAAGAGCAAACAAAGACTTTTTTGTAGAAACTACCTCTGGTACACCAGGATGGCCACAAGGAACATATGAATTTGCAATGGCATATGTTTGGCACGGTGTTGAAGGTCCGATCAGTGATGCACAAGAAATAGTAATTAGTGAAGGAAACAACATTCCTCGTTTCAATACACTTGATACAAGACAATTTAATGTTGCAGGACTTCGTAAGCGTTTCTATGTACGACTAAAAAGCGTGTCAGGTTTCAATAGTACAACACATCAAGAAGACTTTTTTAGAGAATTAGCAGGTCCTCGATATACTGAAATACCTCAGCAAGATGACATGTCATTTTTCTTAATTGATGACTATGATGTGCAAAGAGACTGGCCACAAGCAAACATTACTCTTGATACGGTAGATAAGCTTAGAATGCTTGCAAGACACAAGGCACCTATTACTACCAGATGGCGCATTCGGTTACATCCACGACCAACTGTGGAAACGCCAATAAACATTCGGTACATATCTTATCCAGTCAAGCTTGTAGATGACTTTGACACACCTGAGTCACCATACGATACACATCGTTATATCGTTTATCGAGCATGTCAGGAAGTATTATTTAAACATGGTGAAGATACACAAGCAGTGTATTATGAAAGAAAAGCTGATAAGGAATTGCAGAAGATAGAAGAAAGATGGCTTACTCAGCGCTCAGCACTTTACATCAAAAATGGTTTTAAAAGTGGTCCTCTTCGTCTTCGTCCTTATCGCAACCTTTCCAAAGTCGCCGGTAAAGACGGAGCATAATTATGAAAACAAACCAAAAGTTTGAGGTCCTACCCCTTGGTGGAGTTTATATTGGTATACCTGCACCAGATAACTCAGCAAACAGGTTAGAAAATTTTAAATATGATGCCAAGACCCGTGCTTGGCACAATATGTTAGGTTTCGAAAAGTTTTTTACAAACCAAAATGAGTTTGGTCCATTCGCAGCTGCACTACAAAGAGAAGTAGATAGTGTCTATTGTTTTCAGCAGCATAATGGTGCCAGACAAAATTTCTTGTATGAAACAAATGGAAGGCTTTTATTACTTAACCCAAGTGGTGAAAACCTTATTACATTAAAAACCGGACGACAGAAGCCCACACCTACTCAACCTCATACATCATACGAACCATTTGGTCGATATTGTATTATTACAAATGGACTTGATGGACCTCTTAAATTTAGAGGTTCACAAAATACAGATAGAATATATGACTTGGGTTGGCGACAAATACCTGGAACACCTGTTGTAAGAAGTGTTGGCGATCCTGATGATGTACCACAAACATTTCTTGATAGTACTGATAGTATGTTCAATGACCAAATATGGACTGCAAAAAGTGATACATATCGAGGTGTTACATCAGATACAAATGGTGAAACAACAAGACATAAATACAAAGTAAGTTTTGTAAATGAAGCAGGTTCTGAGTCACCACTTAGTCAAGAGTCAAATGAAATACAAGTCACTGCTGCTACAACAACAAGAGGTGCAGGCACAGGTGTACCAATAACTGGTTTAATTGTTGATATACCTACCGGTCCTAATGGAACAAAAGCAAGGCGTTTATATAGAACTAAAAATGACGGTAATACTTTTTTCTTTGTTAGACAAATTAATAATAACTCAGACGAAACTTATACTGACTTTGCTGCTGATTCTGAACTAGCTTCACAAGCACCAAGTGCTACATCATCTGTACTTATGCCGTCACCAGCATGTCGTTTTTCAGCAACATTTAAAAATGTTTTATTCATCGATGGTGGTGAGATGGACCCTACTCGACTGTACTACTCACAACCGCTGCAACCGGATACATATGCAGCATCGGCTTATTTTGAGGTGGGTACGCGTGAAGGTGGGGATATAACGGGTCTGGCACCATATTACAACTCTCTCTTGGTGTTCAGAGAGAATGCAATAGACCTTATTAGAGGTGATAGCGTGAATGGGTTTAATTTGGTGCCGTTCATTCAAGGTGTAGGTACGCTATCACCTCACACCATTGTACCGATACCAAACTTAGGACTTTCATTTATGTCACAAGACGGTATATACTTGCTTCGTGGTGGACTTGATGGTGGTGCAGACTTAAAATTAGAAAAGATAAGTCAGCCAATTCAGGAGTTTTTTGAAAGAGCAAGTCGTGATAAATTACCTGCTGCAGTTGGTGCCTACAGCCAGCGTGAGAGAGAGCTGCATTATTACTTTTGCATTGATGGTCAAACATTTTTAAACAAAGGTATCGTATATCATGTTGATAACGGCACATTCTCAGAACGCGATAGTTTTCCTGTAAAGAGCATTACAACTGACAAAGATGGTAATTTTATCTGCGGGTATGACCTTAACAATGTATATACAGGTTTTAGTCGTCCATCAAGTGGTCCTGCAAAAGGTGGTCTATTTGTAATATCAGGATATCGGATCGATGGATATGAATTTACCGGACCAGGTATTGACGATATTGCAGAAAAAGAAGGTGTAAGTAGTAAATTTAGAAGTGCTTGGTTGGACTTTGGTTTGCCTCAACAAAAGAAGTATGTTAAATATTTGTACTTATATGTGCTAACAAAAGGTGATGTTACACCCAATGTTAAAGTATATAAAGATAGAAGTTGGGAAACTGGATACGCAGCAGGTACGCAAACAATGCAAAGAGCAGACCATAAAGACCAGCCAATATATGATGATGATAGATATCGCTTTGATAAGGTTAATTTTCAGGATAAACTTCTTACTCAGGTGAGGTATGATATACACGCAGCCGGTGCGTTATCCGAGTTTGCTTTTGAGTTAGATGTTGTTGGGCAGTTTGAATTTGTTGGTTACTCTGTTGAATATCAAGTTGATGCCAAGAAAACCATAAAAGGAAAGGGGGTGCAGTAATGGGATACAGATGGGGTAAAACCACATTTGAAAGAGACTGTATTGTAGAAGGTAGGCAATTTGATATTGCATATTCTAATTACACATCTGTTGTAAATGGTGGTATGGATAGAGATAATTTACCTGAAGACTGTATTGGTACAAACAGTGTCAATGGTCAAGCATTAGGTACAGCACAAACATCAGACAATATTCATATACCTTTTGCTGATAGTACAAATGATACTAACTTTAATACAAACATAAGTGATGAAAACCCAAGAGGTAATAGAATTAGAGGCTATGTTTATACACAACCTCCTCTTGCACAAGGTGATAGCTTTTTTGAAATAACTAGCGATAGTATCGATACAGAAGAAGGAATGCTACATGTTCAATGGAAGTGTCATACTTTCATTCCACAATATTGGGCTTATTACAAAAATTTTACATCAACAAAGGTTGCTAGAAAGCGTGTACAATGGCAAGTTTTAGTCAACGGTATTGTTGTTTACTTATGTCCTGCATTATCTCAGATGTTCTTTACAACTAATATAAGTGTACAAATACCTATTTCAAAAGGTACACAACAAATATCAATTCGTGCAAGAGTACCTGCGTTGCTGAGTGAAAGTAGTGACCAAGTAGTTTTAAGCTATTGGGGCGGACAATTATATTCGCATAATTACTACAGATAGGAGAAGAAAATGGCTGAAGTAAAATTAAAAACATTCTATCCGGACAATGGACCGGTTGATAGTGCAGAAATAAATGCAAACAATAATGCATTGGAAGGTTCATTAGGTTCAGGTGATATTGATGAAGAAAACATGCGATCAGAAGGTATTGACTTTCGTAACTTATCAGAAAGCTTGCACATTAGAGAAGTTGGTCAATTAAATAATGGTTACCAACTATCTTTTGGTACATTACCAGCAACTGATGCAAGATACAATTCATATTCTGTTGATACTAATGAACCAAAAGAAGTACCACTTAACCACGACGACACAGGTACAACAAACACAGCAATAAGTAAAGGTACCAAATTAAGACTAAATGGTACAGCAGGTGTAGACCTAGCAGGTAATGAATTAATATCAGTTAATTTTAATGTTAATGTTATTGATAACTTACATCATACACCTTCAACAGAATTGCTATCTAAATTAGTTGATACAACTACAAAAGATGGCGGAAGTGGTGCAACAAGACCTTATGGTAGTGGTGTTGGTGAATGGTTCTGGATAATATATCCTAAATTTAATGTCACATCAAACTCATTGACTGATAGTGACTTTCAAACACCAAAACAGGCAGGACTTGTAGATGGCACTGACTTCCTCGACCCTAGTGAAATTACTGGTATCAACTCTATTTCTAACAATTATTTTGACTTTGATGAACGACGATGGGACCATGTGACCATTATACCAGAGCTTTTTGTTGCAGCATCGGATGTTTCAACATCACCTTTCATAATGAAGCAATGTGACAAGGATGGTGCTGACAACAATAATGCTCTTGGTGGTCCACAAAACCACTATGGTACATTTACATTTAAAGTAAAAGATGATGTAGCTGCTGGCAAAAAACTATTTGGCATCCAACTTTATATATCAGGTTACTGGCGTATGCACGCACAGTCAGCAGGTGGTGGTATTGGACAAGACATCGGCGCTTTCTTAGAATATGAAATATGCGATCCGTCAAGAACCAACACTGATGGTGACCCGATACCTCTTTATGGTGTTGAAGGTGCGATCGCTATTGAAAGAATACAAACTAGTTGCATTGTACACGCAACTCCGGGGGCATAATGGCACTTACTATACCAAATACATTTACAACAAATACAGAGATAGAAGCAGAAGAATTTCAACAAAATGTGGATGCTATCAAAAAGTATCTCAATGGTGGCATTGTAGCAGGTGACATACAAACATCTGGTAAATGGGCAGAAGCCAAACATTTTATGAAAGGTCTATATCATCCGATCGATAACGAATATGAAATGATGAGCGGAATATTTAAAGGACCTGCAACATCTGATATGCCTGCATTCCACCCAGGATATGGTGGTAAATTTGTTGCTGACTTTTCTGACAACCCAGATAATATACCAGGTGCAGGAATAAGCTTTTATCTAGAAGAAGATGCTGATGTAATGTTAAAATTATCTGTTTCACCTCGAGGCCTACCAATTAATGTATCAGGTAATGCTGACTTTGGTGTATTTGCTGACTTGGATGGTACAACATTAAATTATACATCATGTGTTTTTGCAAAAGAAAAAGACTTATCAGTCACATCCGGACTTGGTAATGACATTCCAGGCTTTTATAGACGCAGATACTATCAAACGCATGCTATTTTTCCTGTCGTATCAGCAGGATATCATCACATATTTTTACAAGTACGCTCGAATACTAGAGCAGTACCACTTAAATTTTTTACTTATTCATTATGCGCCTACTACAGGGTGTAAAAAAAAGGCATATAATAGGAGGCATTAATTATGGACCCGGTTACAATTGGAATATTAGCAGGTGGAGCACTAGCAAAAGGAATAGGCGCAGCAGGTAGTCAGATCGCACAAGGTCGAAGACTTTTTGGTGATGCACAAGAAGATAGGTTGAAAGAGTTAGAAAGACTTGAGGAAATGAGTGCATTAGGTTTGACCGGTGCAGAACAATCAGCAATGAACAGGCTTTTATTAGACCCACAACAAGCACTTGCACAAGAAAGACTACAAAGACAACAAGCATTATTGGCTTCATCAGGCGCTTTATCAAGCGGTGATGCACTAAACCAATTAATGCAACAATCAGAAACAGAAGCACAAGCTATTGACGCAGCTAGCGCAAAGGTGGCACAAGCAGATATAGCAAGAGCAAGACAACAAGAAGCAGAAATACGAGACTTACAAGCTCGTGAAAGTGCAAGAGATGCAAGTAAAATGTCTGCAATATCAGCATTTCTTGGTGCTGCTGGTTCTAGTGCTTCAGACTTATATATGCAAAATAAAATGATGGAAGAGATGGCGTTTAGACGAGGTGAAGAAAGTACCGGTATAGACCCAGAACTTGCTAAATACCTGGAGATGTTCTAATGGCTGAACCTACATATCAATTATATAATGATGCGTATTTTAAAACGCATGAGCAAAGAATGCAACAAAGCATTGCACTTGCAGAAAAAGAATTTACGATGCTTGCTGATCGGATCGAAAACCTTGAAGGTAAATTAGCCGACTATGAAAGAGCTCTTGCTACAGGTTTTAAAACAACCAGTGGAAAAGGTGGTGTTACCGAAGCACAAGTAACTCAACGCCTCAAAATGCAAGACAGTCAAAGACTACAATATAATAAAGCTAGACAAAAAGTACGCTCAGAAGCAGAAGATAGTTTTGATATTAGTCGTTTTAATGTACCTGATATTAGACAAGCAATGGAAGCAGACTTACGAGCAGGTCGTTCTGTGTCAACCACATTTGATAGAGCTTTACAAAATGTAGGTGGTAAAGGCGCAGGTAAAGACCAGTTACAAAAAGCTGTATTGGCAAAAGCACTGATCGCTGCTATGAAAAATGCTGCGACTGCACAAGGTAAAACATTTACAGGTGCTGCTCTTCGTACACAGGCAGCAGGTGGTATGGGTGTTGATGAAAATGCTTTGTCACTATCAGATGAAAAATTAAAGCAAAGACAAATAGCACCAAGACTTGACCAAATTGACAAAGACTATTTTCAGGTTGACAAAGATGGTAAAGTAATTTTCTTTGATGATAAAGGTAAAGTTGTTACAGCTGCAGAAGGACAACCACGCTTTAGAATAGACATACCTGGTTTGACAGCAATGTCACCACAAGACCAAACAAAATATGCAAAAGAACGAGATGAAATTAAACAAAGGTTAGAAAGCCTTGAAGATGAAATGGAAACTCGATATGGTGAAGATGTTGACCTAGGTAGAATTATCGATCGTGGTAGACAAATATATTCTGAACAATATGCACCACTCAGTCCTGCACAAAGAGCACAATTAAGAAAACAAAAACAAATGCGAGGTTTGACACAACGAGGTCAAGTTAATTATGAAGCTTATAACTCAGTTGGTGGAACAGATGCTCGTGTAACCGGTCTATTTGGTGAAGATGTAGATGCAGGTGACCCGGTTATCAAAGCAGCAAGACAAGTTGTGGAAGCAAAAAGAAATGGTAGAGATACAGATGTACACCAATTATTAAAAGACTTAATTGCTGATGATGAACAAAGAAAGGTTGCACTAGGTATTGCAATTCACTATACTCAACAAAACCCAGCAGAAGTTGGTGATGCAAGTAGTTCTGCTCTTGCACCTCCAAAACAAGATGAGGTTGCAAAGACTGACGCAGTTGCTGCATTGGATGAAGCAGCCAAAGAACAAGGTTTATCAGGACCACAAATAATTAAAGACATCAAGAAAGCTGGTATCGATATGAGTGGCTTTGATGACTTGTTTTCTAGTCGTATAGGAATGGCAGGTAGAAAAGAAAAAGATGAGTATGCAAAACAACTCGACCTTGCAGCAGACATGACACTCAAACCAAGAATGGAAGGCGATCGTGAACTTGGCATCACCGGTGGTGAAACAATGGATAGTGTACAAAAACGCTTTGATAGGTTGATGGAAGCTAGACCACCACAACAAGCAGCAGTACTTCGTCAACACGCTCAGTCAGTTGGTGGTGTTGATGAATTTATGAAGCAATATGATAAATTAGACGGTACACCTACATCACAAATGCTGCTTGATGAAATTAAATTAGACGACCCACAAGCACTCTTTATGGAGCGTTTAGCATCAGGTGATGCTATAAGAAAAGGTCCTGCTAAGTCATTGGAAGCATTGGTTGAAGAAGCAACTGGTGTAAAACCACAACCGGTTGAAGCAACAACCACAGAATTGAAAGTACCAGATGCACCTGAGGTACCAGCAGGTATTGAGTTTGGTAAAACTTATTTCAAAGATGGTGCTGATAAAGGTTTTGGATATCAATTCTTAGATGTAAATACTGTACAGTTTATTAAGGCTGATGGAACAGTTGTCAAGAAAAAGTTTGGTAAAGATACAGAACAATTTAAGCAAGCAATGGAATACTACAATAAAACAGGAAAATAGAGATGCCACCTACACCAGAAGAAGCAGCCAAAGAGCTAGAAGAAGGACAGTTGGACTTTTATAGGGAACTGTATAACGAAGGCGACATGTCAGGCGCACAAGAGTTTCTTGACGCAATTAGAACAGAAAAGAGTGAAGATGCTGCTAGACCTCCAGTCCCCACACAACAACCTATACTTGAACAAAGAAGAACACCGGGTTTGGACCCTGATACAGATGTAGAAACACCAAGTCTAGATGCTTTGCAGATGGACAAGGATGTATTTCAAGCTGAAAGCCTTATTATCCCGGGCCTGCTAGACGAAAAGCAGCAGGAAGTATATTCTGCGGCCGTAGAAAGATATAAGTCAGAAGGCTTTCCAGATGAGGTGCAACTAGGTGAACTATATCGTGTACAATATGAGTCAGCAAACCCACCTCCTGCAGGTTACAATGCAATGGATGTGTCAATATCTCTTGACCCTGACATTAACTCATATCGTGCCGACCAAGCAATGTTCGTACAAGGGGAGCTCGATAAAGTAGGAACAACTGCACAGGATAGAGCAAATGAAGAAGTCTTTTCTGTAAAGTCACCAAGAAAGGCAAGAAGTGTACAACCTTTCGATATTAAACCTACACCAGTCGCACCTGGTCGTTTGTTAATGCAACCAGAATTAGCAGATGAAATGACATTAACAGAAACTGCAAAGGCTGCTTTGGCACCACAAGTCTTGCCTATATCTGCTCAAGAAGAAAGAAAACGAGCAGAGATGGACAAAATTAGACAAATTACTGCTGGCAACATCAATACATTTAGAGATAACCAAAATGCACAAAATGCGTTGATGGATAAATTAAATAAAACACAAACACCAAAACTTACCACTCAGCAAGCAAGAGACCAATATTTTGAAAGCTTGAAAGGTGATGTACTACAAGAATTGGTACAAAAACAAGAAGACATTGAAGCTATTGGTATCAATCCTCTGTCATCACCACAACTTTTTGGTTACTCAGTTGATGAAATGGAAGTAATTAAACAAGAACTAGAACCGGTTGCAAATGCATATGTCAGTGAAATAATTGATATGACATTTAGAGATGAGTTAGGTTTTCCAAATTCTGAAGCAAAAAGAATAAAGCAAAATTTTCCTGTTGAGAAAAGTCTTATATCTTCAATTACTGATCCGTTCATTGAGTTTGGTGCAGAAGGTTTGACTGCATTAACGACAACAAAATACTCACCACAAATGAGAAATATTCTTTATCAAGGTGGATATATTGAAAACCCAGATGTTATCACTGAGTCTGCAGGTATGATGATACTTCGTGATACAGCAGGTTTGTTACGACTAGTTGTTAACCCAGCAATGAGTGGTGCAGAAAACTTAGGTTTAATTGATAGAACACCAGCAGAAGAAGAAACACAAACATCAGAACTACAAGAGATGTTGAAGGCACCAAGAAGAGAATATACAGAAGCTGTAGCAAACGATGACTTACTTGGTATGGGTGAAGCATATTTAAAAGAAGTCTTGGTAGAAACCGCAACAATGCGTGGTCTTGGTAACGACTTGGCAGAAATAGATAGTGTGTTTGGTGCAGAATTACCTGCAAGTGCAAAAGATGGTTTGCTTCTAGCAGGTACAGTTGGTGAATTTTTAATTCCTCTTCCTGTTGGTAAGTCAAAGGCGATCGCAACACTTGGTAAACCTACAAAAGCTGTTAGAGGTGCGGTTGAATTTGTAGCTGGTAAAGCAGGTGCTCCAGTAACGGGTAAAATAGGAAGAACCGCGCTTCGAACTGGTGAGTTTGGCTTAGATGTTCTTGCTGGTGGTGGTAACCCACTCTTTGCATTTGTAAAATTAGGCGACGAAGTACTACCAGCAATTGCAGCAAAAGCACCTATTACAATGGCAGCCGCAGCAGATGCAAAGGTTATTGCAAAATTAACAGACGGTCAAACATTGGCTGGTGCACTTGATGACCTACCAAATATAA